TATTCTAGAGGAGAGATGGGAAGGTCATAGTGTAACCCTCCCACTTGCACTAGTCTGGACATTCTTCACCAACAGCAGCAAGAACCTGCTTAAGCACAGCCTCTTTACCTTGTGTTAGTATCGCTTGTCCTACAATATGTATAGCCATCGTGTCCCCTTTAGAGAACTGACTTGCATATCGTTCAACGAAGTCCTCACCTAAATCTTCTTCGATATTCTGTAACATACAGAGACGATTGTAAGCTCTTAAGAGGGGTTCAGGAACATCCTCGTAGGTAGCTGCTGTCTCAATCGTGTAGTGCTTCTCTTCATTACTCATTATCATTTAACTTCTCCTGCTTTCTACGGGCTGCTGCTGTAGCAGTCTCTTCTGCACACTTCTCTTTATGGTGTGCTAGACATAATACCTGAAGGTTTTCTTTCTCACAGAACATACCTTCTATAGTCTCATCCCAACTAACCCAACCCACATCTGGGTCTACAATAGGTTTGATGTGATCAACTGCAATGTTCTTCTTACGCTTACCATCAACAAGGATAGTCACGGGAACTTCATGTCCCTCTGCACACATGTAAAAACCTCTCCGTGTTCGTGCCTCTTTAACTACCTCTTGCTTAGGTCCCCACTTACGAGTGGCTTGTCTAAGCGCACCCTTAATGAAGGTGGTGAAGCGAGCCTCAGTCCACTGTCCTGAACAGCGAGTCTTCTCTCCGCTTGGTCTAGCTATATGTCACCTCCACAGTCCATTTCTTACTCTCTTTAGATTGCACTGCTGCCACCTTTGCATCTTTAATTGAATGCTTAGCAATGAATGCTCCTGCTCGGTCTAGGGCGAGCCCCTTTCCATTATTCACAAACGTCTTCTTCATATAAATACCTCGGTAATTCATACATAATAGGCTGACCTTGTATGTCAACCTCCCTGATCATCCATAATAGGAGGGCTTGTTCTAAAAGAACGACATCCCACGCCACTCCGTGGACCCGAACGTACTCCTCCTTGATGGCAAACAGAATAGCTCGCTCGGTGTCCAAGTCCTGTAAGATGGTGTAGGCTCGCTTTGGCCCCACGCCTCGAAGTCCAGGGATGTTGTCCGTCGCGTCTCCTGTGAGGAGTTGGCTGCCAAAGAATTTAAAACCTGTTCCCTGTATCTTTCCCGTATGGCTGAGTGATAGGCTGCCCGTTCCATCGACTCTGTGAGGTCCGAACTGGGGCTGTCTTCCGCACTGCCACCCGAAGTGTAGGCCCTCCACCTGGCGTAAGTCCTTGTCTCTTGTGCAAATGATTGTCGTCGGCGTTCCATTATGTCGCCTAAGCTCTCTCGTCTGCCATGTCGCAAGATTGTCATCAGCTTCTCTCCCCTCTGCCATGTTAATTTCGTAGTTAGCCATGATATACGCTGTGATGTTATCGTAATGGTATGGCCTTGGATTCTTTCTCGTACCCTTGTAGGGCTTGCTTATAGCAACCTTGTCTCTGAAGTTAGGTTGGTATACTTTAGGTTGTTTCTTCTCTTTCACTCGTCTTCGGTTAAGACGCTTATGGGTCTGGCTATCTGATGTAAGGAATAAGATAGGTGGCTCTGTCCCCCATACTAAGGAACAGATTTCTTCTACCTTCTCATCCAACAGGCGAGCTACAAAATCAAAGTCTCTGATCTGTAGTTCCCCGTCATCATCTTTAAACTGCCCACAAGATGCTATCTCATACCGTAGTATATCTGCATCAATTAGTGGTATCAGTTTACACCTCCTCTTCAGCGTCAATCATTTCCTGCGCTGTCTCATCGTCAAAGGCAAAGTGTTTCTCAGTTGCCACTATGATCTTACCTGCCACTGAACTGTGGAAGAAGATGTAATCCACTCCCTCAATGACAAGCACGTTATTAACAAACCCTTTCTCACCTTCAACTAACTCAGGAATCTCTAGGGCTAGGACGTCTTGGATAATCACTGGCATACCAGTCTTTAAGTTTTTCATACTAACTCCTACCACGGTTGGTCATCAGAAGAGGCATCAGCAGTTGGTTGTGCAGGCTCTGATACCTTACCACCATTCAGTGCAGTGTCTAGAGGGCTACCTTTAAACTCTAGGTTGCCTTTAATCTTATCTTGAATCCACTCAGGAAGTGAACCAAAGACCTCTAAGTCAGGTGTTGACAAGTCGAACATCTTAGGTGTGTTAACAAGAGGTGCAGTACGAGCTTCATCTCGACTACGCATTGTAGACAGTGACATGATGTTGTTGAACACACGCCCTGCATTCTTACCTTTACCAGGATTAGCTGACACTGTCGTGTTAACAGCAGCACCTAGTAGCTCACCGAAGTCACCTTCATGTACTAACTCAGGGTCTAAAGCTTTGTAACGCTTAGTAGACTTAGCTAGGTCAGCAGTCAGTGGGTGAAGAGGGAACTCTTCCGATAACCAACGAGGCTTAGACTCGTCTTCATTACCTTCTTTGTCTACACAGAACTCATCTGTGAATTCGTATGTCATCATCAAAGTGTATGCTGGTGGCTTCTCTTCACCTTCCCAAGCACGTTGAGGTTGTAAACCTAGGTCGATGATTTGAACAACACGAGTAGGGTAAGTTGCTGCTTCAAGAGGAGCTTGCTCAACACGTGAACCAGTAGAAGTTGCTTTGATTTTAGATACGTTAATAGCCATGTAATATTTCTCACTTATATAATTTAATTAGGTTTGTTTTATCGTAATACTTCGATTGTTACTTTAGCACGTCGAAGGTCGCGCCTTGCTACAGTTAAGTCTTTCTTCAGCTTAGCTATTTCAGACTTATACTTTTCTTCTTTCTTGGCAAAGCCAAGGATTTCTTTCATACTTTTGTTGGAGATCATCAGTGAATTTCATACCAGTTTGCACCTATCTCAGCATCACCTGCTTGAGGACAGTGCTTGAATTTAAACATGTCAGACACTTGGCTGAATGATTCTTCCATCAATCTAGCTATGTCTTCTGACACCTCGTTCTTGCATTCTATTGTTACTTCATCATGGTAGAAACATACAATGCCATAGTCATCTCCCCATACATACCCAGCCTTCTCAAGCTTATGGTATAGCATACAGTAGACACCTGACATATATATAGCTTCATCAGACTGTAACATATAAACTAGGATTTGATGTTCTGAACTAATGCGGATAGGTCTGCCGTCTAAGCCTGTTATCCAACCATTGTACAACTCCATCTTACCCCAATCATTCATTCTTTTCTTAGCGTTACCACGCCACTCAGCTGTTAGTCTCTCAAGTAGTGCAGCCTGTGCAGGGAATGCCTCCTCCAATGCTATACGTATTTCAAGACCTAGCTCAGCTCGTCCCCCTCCCATCTCACCTAGCTTGTTGTCACTAGCGCCAAACTTCCAACCAAAGCCGAAGCCCTTGCCTTTACCACGAGTGATAGTAGGCTGTCTGTGTCTGGTAAGTACGCTATTAACTGCCGAGGCTGTGATGCTGTGACCGTCAGTTCCTATGGCTTTGTCACCGTTAAGTAACATATCTGTGAACTCTTGTACACCTGCTCTGTCTGCTAACATTCTGTCTTGACATGATGCAGCATCAGCACTCACGAGGGTATAACCTTCCTTAGCTATGAAGCAACGTCTCATGTTCTTTCCGTAGAAGGCTTCACCGTTTGGTACATTAACTATGGCAGAGTGTTTCATTCTACCTGTTGCTGCTATACCATTAACACGTGAACCTATCCTACCGTCTGGTCTGATAAGCTTTAGCCATCCTTCGATGTTACTACGACGATGCCTTACTTGGATACGCTTGGCTAATAACTTACCAACCTTACCTTCCACTCCTATGAATGGGTCATCCTTATCTAGCTTAGGGGATGCCCTTTCTAACTGACCGTTAACTCTCATAGGTCTCTTAGTCACAGGGTCTTTCTTGTAGTTCCATTTGTCAGGCTTCCAACCTGCACCAAGGAGGAATCGTTTTACTTCGTCCCCGCTATCCAGATTAGTAGTCCGAAAGGAGACACGGCTAAAAGGCCCAGCAATATAGGTACAGTCACTAGCCCAACCACAATCCTCCACCATCTTGACAGCCTGTGCGGATTTTCTACCAGACTTGAGGAACGGTTTCCGTACAAAATTGTATCGTCCATCTTTCTTTGTTTCCTCTATGATACGTACCATAGGTAGCTTAGGAATGATTACCTTGTCAATGTTATCAATCCATTTAGTTAGCTGAGCAACACACCTTAACATGTGAGGCTTGTCCACTAACCAACCATACTCTTCTTGCTTCTGTAGAATCTCAAAGAGTTTAAAGGTTAACCTATAAGCGTCGTACCATTCTTTTCCACCTTCCTCCTGTAAGAATAGGAAGGTTAGGAGTTGAATCTCAACATCCTCTGTACAACGATGAAGCATTTCATCACTGTACTGTGACCAGTCTTCGTGTTCAGGCTTATGTCTTCCAAACCTATGCCCCCACGCTTCAACTGAATGTGGTCCTGCCTTACCTTTCATCATCTTAGGTCTAGCTCTATCAGGGCTGTGTAAACGTGACATCAACAAAGTATCAACACGTTTTCCCCTGTAGTTATAGTTCCATACCTTATAGAAGAGAGGGAAGTCATACCCTATACCGTTGTGCATTATCAGGGAAGAGCATGTGTCCATAAAGGCCATGCAGTCGGCTTCCCATGTAATACCTTGGTCAGGATGAAACTTAAATATCTCTTTAGTCTTAATGTCTTTGAACACTACGCACCAGATGTTTGTCACGGTGTCCAACAGTCCATTAGCTTCAGCATCTGCTACACATGATCTTATAACTTACTCCTTCATTACATCACCAAACTTATTGATGATGTGTTCTTTGAATCGTTTGATAGTATTACTTATCACAGCATAACTAAGCTCTGATACATCAGCTATCTCACGAGGTTTAAACTCACGGAAGTAGTAGAGGTACACAACATCTTGTTGCTGAGGAGCCATTGACAGCATCTCCAGCTTGATAGTAGCTATCATGTTAGCACCCCACTCATCCATAGGTACAGCTTCATCCATTGACTCATCGTACTCGGACATTCCCATACGGGCTTCACGCATCAAGTGTTTCTTTGCTGCGTTAGATAAGATAACGTTGAACCAGTGCTCGAAGTTATCTATCTGTCGTAGGGGGTTAGTCGCATAGTGTAGAGCATTAGTGAAAGCTTCTTGCACTATGTCTTCAGCATCAGCACCGCCCCCTGTGATAGTGGCACGGTAGCGCTTTACTAAAGTGTCATAATTTTTTTCGTAATATTTCTCGATTTCCCCCCTAAGCATTTTACATCTCCGCAAATTGTGTAGTGTGTTTATTCCAAAAGAGATTAGTAGTACCAACCTCACCAAACTCTCGGTCATCTAACAACACGAGCTTTCTTACATTTCGTTCTTCTTCTGAGAGTTCAGGGTCTTTATTCCCTTCCAGTCCAAACATATAGTTACAACTGCGACCCATTGCACGACTACCAGCAAACTGACCAGTAAGTACAGCACCCCCTCTGTCGTGGCTGAGCCCTCCATCAGGATTTCGTAGATGACAAAAGATAAACACGACAATGTTAAGATCCAGTGCCATAGCCGCAAGCTCTTGGGCAATCTCTTGTAGTTTTGTATTAGCATCAGCAGGGTTCATCCCGTTAGTCAAGTTAGTGATAGGGTCAATGAATACAGCATCAATACCTTCAGCTGCTGCAACAATGATGTCCTGTTTAAGACTCTCCCATCCAAGATGCTGATAGAGGTTAAGCATTGCTACTTTACGCCCCATCAGTACGTTACCTGCTGCTTCATAAGCGTTCATGTCAAACTCCACTTTAGGATCGTGGAATCGTGCACTAGCAATCTTACCTGCTAGTAGCTTAACACTTTTCTTATTAGCTTCTTCAGGTTTAGCAAGAAGGATGTTCCAATCGTGTATGGCAACAAGATGAGCTGCTAAGGCATTC